GCCCCATTCGCTCCACTCTTTTAAGTGAGCCCATATATCTTTTAAAAGTTTCATAAAACCTCCTTTAAAAAAAATAGTCTACCTTAACTTGTGATTAAAATAAACCTTTAAAAGGAACCTTTTTAATCTGTACTTTACTACGTTGTCCTTTTGGTCCGGCTCCTAGATTGTCTTTAACTTTCGGTCCTTGTGCACTGGCCGTGTATACATCAACAATTTTTTCTTGATTAACAAACTTCCCTGCATAAGGATTCATGTCTGTAGATACAGTCATTTTTGCATTAGCATACAAACTTCCGTTAATATATTTTGGTTTTGGGTTATCCATAATAGTTCCTTTAGTGATATGTTATTTGTTCAGCTTCTATTATAAAACTTTTATTAGCAAAATCAAATAAGATTTCTGCATCTTTCATTCCTACCTCTTCTACAAGGATAAGCTTGGCTACATTTAACAAAGCGCCAGAGAAATCAATAGGGTTAAGTTTTTCAACTTCTATAAGTTCCCTTGCTTTTGTATAAATATCATTAATTAATTTATCTTCTAATTTAGGCTTAAGTGTCATATTTCATCTTCTTTTGTTTGGTTTGATCATTCATTTTCTTTAAAGCTATTCGAGCTCTAAGTTCAGCGATATCTTCAATAGATTCTATTTTTTGTCCTTGAAGATCTTCTTTTTGATCAAACTTCATTTGGTCTAGTTTTATTTTTTCTTTTCCTTCATTTACTTTGCGTTGAACATCAGTTGCTTGTATATTTAATTCTTTTTCACGTAGTGCTACTAATTGATCACTACCTTCTGCCTCTAGCATATCTTGTTCTTCCGCTACCATGTTATTAGTTATTTCAGCAACACGTTGCGCAACTTCTGATTCAATTTGTGCTTGCGCTTGTTGCATTTGTTGTTGCATCATAGGGTTTTGTGCAGCCGCTGGATCTTGTTGCATTTGTTGTTGCATTTGTTGTAATTGTGGTCCTGCTTGTTGCATAACTTCTTCACGTGCCATTAATGCTACATGCTCTGAAATATGTCCTTGGAGTAAAGCTAAAACCTGTAAGTTTGCTTTAACTAATGAACTAGACATAAAGGCACGGTGCGCATCAATATGTGCTTGATGATTCTGTCCTTGAAAAGCACGAAGAGATTTTAAACCCAACGCCATAGCATTCTCGATTCCTGGATCAACAGGTTGAGGTTGAGGAGGAGGAGGTAAAAGTGCTTCAATGTTTTGAACATTTAAAGACTGATACATACGGCGGTATGCTTCATAAAGATTGTGTTGTTCAGGAGCTGCTTGAGCTAATTGCAATTGCATTTGAGCCAAAGCCACACGTTGTGACATTGAAAACATATTAGGATCAGAAACAGGGATAACATCAACTCTGTCATCAAAATCTGTTTGCTTGACCATTTGATTTCCACCCACCACCATGTATGGATATTCCGGAGGAAGGAAGGTACCAAAAACACTTGCTAGTAATTTAAATTCATGTTTTTGTGAATAGTGCAAACGTTTATGGATTGCGCTCATTACTTTAGCGCCTTGTTCCATCATGGCGAGGGTGGTTCCGACAGGTGCATTTGTGTTTGTTTCTGCTATTTTCATATCTGCAATAGCTGCAAATTTTTGTCCAGCATCTACACAAAAACCTAATAACTGAAATAATACTTGATCAGGGCCTTTATATGGAAGTGGCATTAAGCCAGCTCGTAAGTCCCCACTTGGTGCGTCTATATCTCTAAATTCTCCTGGTTGTAACGGTGAATCATCATCAGCAATTCTAATTCCTCTGGCTTTAAATCCTGCTGGTAAGTTTGATAACGTTCCGGCATCAATAAGTTGACGAAGCGTGGAGGTAGCCGTTCTTGATAAACCCCCGAGCATATGGATAAGACCAAAGCCATAAAAACCCAAACCTGGAAGAAACTTATAATGAACAAAATATCCAATTTTTTTTCTAAGTGGGTCGTCTTCTTTATAATTTCGGTAGATGGATAAAACTTTGTTGGATCCTTTATCAACAGTAACAACATATGGTACTTTAATACCAGTAGGTTCCCCAGTTTCTCCGTCTTTATCTTCGAATCCTTCTATGTCTAAATCGCAATGTACTTCATATAACGTATACACCTCATCTGCATAGGCAACTTTGTTAATTCCTTCTAATTGATTGTACTTTTTCTGTATAGATGTCTCATCATTACTAACTTCGACGTCAATATCTCTATAAAACCCTGCAACCTGTTGTTTTAACAAGTCATTCTCTGACATTTTTACAATATGTGTTACACGTTCCGCTGATTGTAGGTCTGTTGCTAAATAATTTACTACTAAATCCTCACTTGGTATAAATTTTGACACTGCTGCTTGTTTTGTAGCGTCATAATAAACTTTTTTGAACGCTGATCCTGCAAGTGGTAAATGAAACAGCAATTGATCCATGTCAGGGGTGTATTCTTCCATCTTATCAGTGATCTGATAGTTCATAAAGTCTTGAACTCTGTCTGCTTGCGCTATAATTTCTGGTGTTTCAACTCCAAGTACCTCTGTTTTTACTGGTCCTGCTGGTGGTAAAAGTTCTTTAAAAGCTTGCGCCTGAAAAGCTGTTACTGATTCTGCTAATAATGGATGTGTTACACCGCTTGCGCCCTGAAAGGGCTCTGTTCTTTCATCATACTTAAAACCTAATAGATCTAATCCCTTTGTATAAGCAAATTCCCACTCGTGCCGTGATTCGTGGTCCGAGTCAAACTCTTGAACTACATCAGATGCTATTTTACCTAACGTTTGATCATCTAAAACTTCTGCTAAATTGTCAGCAAACCCTGCTTCGAGAGAATTGGATGACGGATCAAAGTCAATAACAGCGCCGCCATCATCTGTTTCTTCTATTTCAATTTCTTCTTCTGCATTTATTCTGTTAACAACATCACCATCTTCAATGTTCATACTTACATCGTCTTCAATAACAGAAACATTTTCTTTAACACCAGTAATTTTTTTATCAACAGCCATTATCTTCTTGCCTTACCGTAGCCACGTTTAGCCGCTCCGCCTGAATTATATTTTCTAACAGAGCCGCCTTTACTTCTTTTTAGGTAAGCTTCACTTCTTCCGGGTATCATGGATTCTATTGCGTTAGCAACGGTCTTGTAGTTGTTTACCATATCTTTAGGACTTGAACTAACCAACTTTTTAAACCCCTCTTTATATGCTTTTGGAGTATATTTGACCTGCTTTCCTATCTTTTTCGCTGTTGTTTTAATAGGGTCGGTATATAAATCTTTAACAATCTTTTTTATTTTTTTTGGTATTTTTTTAACCTTCTTTTTAACCTTGCCGACCTCTAAAGCTTTTTTAGTATTTTCTTCAGTTTCCATCTCATGCGGCGATCCCGGTGATTTATATTTTTTCTTCTTTTCTTCTTTTATTTTATCTTCTATAATGTTTAGGTTAACCATATCTATCTCCTTGCTTTTCCATAACCACGTTTCGCTAGACCACCTGATTTCATTTTCATGGGTTTCATTTTTATTGTGGAACCTTCTGCTGAACCTTTAGCAAAACCTCCCTCATTATAATCTTTAACGTAATATGGATTAATCGTAAATAATTCTTGTTTAATAATTTCTACTTGATCATCATCACCAATTGCAACAGCATCAGCTAAAAGATCATTTAATTGTTTTACTCTACTCTCAGTCATATGCCTCCTAATAATAGCTTCGTTGAGTTCCTAACATCAATGGAGGATCTTCATAATCCTCTGGATGAACAACAAAATTACCTTGACGAAACCTTAACATAGCTTGGGTCATACTGTCTACTAAATCATCATGTTCACCATATGGAAAAGCCGCACACTCTTCCACCATATCCTCTGTCCATCTTTCATCAGGGCGCCATACCATGCCAGCTTCAAATAAAGGTGAAACAGAATTTACTCTTACGTGTTTATCATTTCCTCGGCTCGGTGTAAAGTTAACAACTGGAATTCCTAATGTTCGTAGTTCTTGTGTCAAAGGCATACCACTTGCTTTTGCTTCTACAATAATTGTTTCCGGTTCCCAAAACTTATATTCTTCCATCGCAACTCTTTTTAATTCTGGAAAATCCCATCTTCCTTTTTTACAATCGACTAACATCGCATGAGGCTTGGCTCCTTCATCAGGATAAAATATTCCCCATGTTGAAATAGCACTATAGTCTGCAGTTTCTTTTTTACTATAGGCCGTATCATAACTTTGTATTACATGAACTAAATCTGGTAATTTTTCTTTATCCCAAATTTGCCACCACTCACGTTTTATAATGGAACCTTCTTCAGAAGTAGGTTGTTGTTGCCATTGTGCTTGCCACTTCTGTTCGGACAAAGAAGCTTTGACTGATTCTAATTCTGATAGTTTCCAATACTCAGGCCAAATTGGTTTATTATTAGGAAGTATAGCAGGAAACTCTACAACCTCCCATTGATCTGCTTTAGGTTCTGTTTGTGCTTTCATCAATTGTCCTGTTAAATCTTTGGTGGACCACCGTGTCATGACAATAAGAATTCTACCTCCTGGCTGTAAACGTTGTCTAGGACCAGAGGTATACCACTCGTAAGCATTATCCATTGCCGTTTCACTTAATGCATCTTGCTCGGAATGTGGATCATCGATAATTAATAAATCTGCACCACGTCCTGTAATTGCACCACCTACACCAGCAGCGAAATACTCTCCACCGAAATTTGTTTCCCATCTTCCAGCAGCTTTACTATCTGCACTTAAATTTACATCTTCAAAAATATTTTTATATTCTCCAGTGCCCATTAAGTTTCTAACTTTACGACCGAACCGGTATGCGAGTTCCGCTGTGTGTGTTGTTTGAATTATTTTTAATTTAGGGTTGGCTCCCATCATGAAAGCAGGAAACAAAAATGATGCAAATTCTGATTTAGTATGCCTGGGTGGCATGTTCACAATTAATCTTTTAATTTTTCCGTCTGCTAGATCTTGAAGCTTGGCGGCTGTTTGCAGGTGGTGGGGCCCTTTAACAAAGTCTGGCCACATCACTCGTACAAAATTAAAGAAGTTATCTTGCGCTGCGTTCTTTAACTTTAATTCTTGTTCTCTTAGCAGCAGCTTGAGTTCTTCAGCTGTTGGTTTATTCATTGTATCTTTTTTATACTATATGTTTGTGTAAATCAAACTTAGAGAGGATTTTGTGAGCGACCCACGGGCGCATATGTGGGGTGGGGTGTCTATGAAAAACGTTTCGGATTTTGGCAAATCATAGGGTTACCTTTTAAAGTGAAGAGGGGAGTATGAATGGAGAAGAGGGGAGCGTGAATAGGGAAGAGGGCGCAGCCACCTGCCCTACGCTTTTCACGTGAAATGAATTATGGCAACAATAAGGCAGGGAATAGGCAAGAAGTTATCCACAACTAATATTAATTAATATAAATTATTATCTTGTATAATCTTTTATAATATGGCTAAGTGTAATTGTATTAGAAATTAATCTAATACAAACAGAAAGTAGACACATGAACGATAATAAAAATTTGATTGTTCGCAAAACTAATGTTTACGGGGTAGAAAGAGTATATCCTGTTTGTCTAACCTCGCAACTCGTTGCAAGGTTAATAAGACAAAAAACATTAGACACGGCTTCTATTAGTATATTGAAGCGCCTAGGTTATACCTTTGAAGTACCTAAGGTTCAAATATGATGAGCCGTAAACATTATGATGAGATCGTAAAAATCTTGGCTCAACATAATGTAACTGAAGCGCTATTGTTTGACCTTGCTAGAATGTTTGAGAATGACAACTCAAGATTTGAAACGGGTAGATTTATGGCCAAGTATATTGAAATACAAAACGCCCTACAAACAAAGAATATAATTACAAATTATAAAATTAACACTTAGTAGGGCTAAGTATCAAGGGCGCATTATGCGCCCTTGAATAACCTTAATAAGAAAGATAATACAATGAATTTAAATTTCAGTACTAAAGAAAAATGTTTGTTAAGAGATCTAATAAACATGGAAATTAAAAATTGCTCTAATGATTTTAATTTAAATAGTTATGTTGAAAGACTTAAAAAACTTAAATTTAAAATACAACTAGATAAACAACAATTAAAAAAAGCCGTAAAATTATATGGCAATGACATTGAGGAACTCAATATAATTGCAAATGAATGGCTTGAGGAAGAATAGAGTAGGGGGCTAAGCCCCCTATTTTTTTAGACTTTCTAAAGCGTCATTCCACCCTTCATTATAACTTTTATCATGCCATTCCTTATCATAATCTATCATATTACTATAAGCCCTCACCAAGTGAGGTAAGTGCATATCTAATATTTTTATTTCCTCACCCCTGCTTTTTGAGTAGTGTGCGTTTAGTGAATCATCATTCATATCTGAAGGCGTTTTGCGTCCGCATACTATGCTTTCAATTTCTAATAGTTTTTTTATTATCATATTTTTAAATTGCGTTTGTTTAGTGTGTGTTTAGCTGGCCCGGCGAATCTAGGCCAGCTGCTGCCGGTCACTTTCCGAAATGCTCCAGCATTCCTTGATAGATATCCTGGGCGAATCGGTGCTCAACATATCGTTCTCTTAAAGCCTTGGCCCTTATCTCTTTGTTAAAATCATCAACGTTATCATTCCACCAATCAACGGCGGCTTGAGTGTGCAGCTTAAACTTTACTAGGCTGCCTTCATTAACTATTCCAACATTATTTTTTAACATATTAACCTTCTTTCTTTCTTGATTAATTATTATAAAAGATTATACAAGATATATTAACAAGTCAACAAGAAAGTAAAAAAAATGTACACATTAAAAAAAGCTAAGGAATTGACCGGCGGCGGTATTAGTAACCGTAATAAAAAAATGCCGGGTTATACTTACGGCTTGAGTGCTAAGCTTTGCAAAGTAGGCGGCAAGCTGCAGCAGGTGCCGGGGTCAGTGTGCTTTGATTGTTACGCAATGAAAGCTAATTATTTTTATCCATCCGTGAAGACGGGCCACGCCCGCCGCCTGGCGTCTATTGATTCCGCTGCCTGGGTGCCTGCAATGATCCAGTTAATAGCACACTATGAAAAGAATTATTTTAGATGGCATGATAGCGGCGATATACAGACCGTCGATCACCTGCGCAAGATCTGCGCCGTTGCAGCTGGCACACCAGCTATAAAGCACTGGCTGCCAACACGTGAAGCGGGTATACTAAAAGAATTTAAAAGAAACGGCGGGCGCATTCCTTCGAACCTGGTTATACGACTCAGTGCAACGATGGTTAACGGGGCGCCGGGTAAGAGTCACCAGCACAGCAGCACGGTTCACACCGCCGGCGTACCTCCAATTGGTGAAGCTTGCAACGCAAGCAAGCAGGGCGGCCAGTGCCTGGACTGTAGAGCCTGTTGGAATGGATCAATTAAAAATATATCTTATGAAAAACATTAAAACAATTTATCTAGAATGCTTCTTAATCATCTTAATTTATTTACTTATCATTAAACCAATACTATGGATCATTAACAAGAACCGGGAAGGGTAGTACTTTTTCGGTTCTTTTTTTTGGTTCTTTTTTTATTCCCCTTGTGTGAGTTTAGTGTCCTTCGGTCATAAAAAAATGAATCGAGGACGGAGGGCGAATGTGTATGTTTAGTGTACCACGGACAACGGACAGTTGTGTATGTTTAGTGTGGGTGGAGAGGGGAGGGTGGAGTGCGTTTAGTGTCCCCTACTCTCTCGTATTGTGTCAGGAATAAGGCAACCCTGTCCCAGTCAAACGGCTTATGGAACACGGCCAATGGTTCAACCTCGTTTGCATTGAGTGATAACTCACGCACCATGCACCCCCCATAGATATTCAGGGTACTTTGTTCAAGGGGGGTGGCTAGGATAAAACATCTACCCCCTTTTAATGCGTGGCTATAATTCCATGAAATCTGATGAGGAGATAGCTTGATTTTGCCACGAT